ACATCGTCTTCTGTGCTGATAACGAATTTGAATTGATAGTTATCATGTTCCATAATACGCTTAATAGCAGCAGGTACAATACGTTGTTTAGCTGTCATACCTGAATTTGATAGTTTAGGTGAACAGTTGATTTGATCTATTAGCTTAAATAGTGGTTCATCGATTACTACTGTACCGTTAGTTTCTATTTCATTATAGTTACTATGGTTTCTTAATACTCTATTTACTTCTTTAATATACTCTTTAGTAATTATTTGATCTTGTTCATTCCAGTAATTTAGAAAATTAACAATAGCATCTTGATGTCCTTTAATTGTAGGTTCACCACCAGTCCAAATAATATGGATAGTACCATTCTTGATATCATCATAGATACCTTGTTCTTTCCAACGATCAATCAAATATTGAAAATCTTGATCTACACCTCTCCATAACCACTGGCTTGTAGAATCACATGTCCAAGTTGCTTTACCTTCAGCATGTAAATCACCAACAAATATTTCACCATCTTCTAATGATGCTTCTTTTGCTAAATTATTAGCGAATGCTCTACTCATACCACAAGTTAGATTACAAATACCTAATCTAACAAAATAAGAGGGTACTCCAGAAGATATACCCTCACCTTGAACAGAATAGAAGTCACTAGATATTAATAGTTTATGTGGATCTATTTTACTCATATATTTTCATTTATTGGTATTACCTTTGATTGATGAGTACTATCTTGAATTATTCTTATTGAATTTGCTATTTGTAAATCAGTTAAAGTTACTTTTTCTACTTTAATTCCCCACTTTTTTACAAACTTTCCCACCTCAGAAGTTAATCTTTTATCAATATCAACTATATTCACCCATTTAGTATCTTCAATAATTTCACGAATCATACCACCAGTAGTATCAGTTAATACATCTTGTGGTTGAGTAATAGTAGTAAGGAATGTTTTAATATCAATAATAGAGAATCTAATAATACCTTTTACTACTACATTTTCACTATCTGCTGTAGTAACTGATTGGGGAGGAATATCAATTGATTGAGTAATAACTGTATATTTCCATATTGAGTCAAAGAATGGTAATTTAAAATATACTCCTGGTTTTATTGCTTTATGAAATTTTCCAAAGCGCAATACTATAGCCTCTTCCCATTCATCTATAATAAATACAGGAATCAGTTCGTTTATGAACTGCTGAATTAGGGCTATTAGTTTATCAAACATCTAATTTTAGTTTAATATAATTAAATATAAGACTTATATTTTGCCAATCTATTAGCACACTAAGTATACTAAAATGTTTTTCACCACATATTCCTAATATATGTTGTATTTCGTGAAACATTATTATTTAAATTAAAATAAAACATCCCCATCCTTTAGAGAATGGGGATGTTAGGGATGGCTTATTAAGCCATAGCTACAATATAATCTTCGTTGTGCATACGACGACGAGTAAGATTATACATTGCGTTAGCGATGGTTGTATTTACACGACGCTCACCAGTGAGAGTGTAATAAATCATACGCTCTGTGTAGCCTGTTTCGTCAGCAAGACGAGCTACATCTCCGTTGCGTTGACGATTCTTAAAGAATGACAACTTAGCTGTGCGATTTAAGTAATTCGCACGTACTTTTGTTTGATAACTCATAACTACGGTTGTTGTTTGTTTATATATTAAATATAAGATCTTATTTTTAGCTTTCCAAATGTTCAGCTAGAACTTTCTCTACGTGTGCTTTAGCTACTTCCCATTCTACAGGACCTGTTTCATCAGCATATGCTACTGGGTCAGGGCGTCCTAATTTAATAAACGCTTCAATTCGCTCTACGGATGCTGCTGATTTATAATCAGAATACCATTTAAAAGCATATGTTTCTGGTCTATAATAATGTTTAATTGGTTTATAACTTGTGTTTGTGCGCTTATATACTTCATCAAAGTTAAGTCTAAGCTTCTGACATGCTAACTCTCCATCTTGTAAAATACCAAATTTATCAGTATTAAGATAAGGTGTATAATGTGATACTAACTCACTATCCCAGTTACCAATTTTAAATGCTTCGAAATCAGCATCTCTAAACTCTTGACGGCAATCAGGATAAATTGCATGGTCTCCAGCATGGATCCCCATTGCAATAACACACTCTTGTTTATTTCCCCACGTCTTTGCAAATTCAGGGACTGTTTTAATTAGATTCTCAAACTCTTTTATATCAGGATATGATTCTTCTAATTGTTCAGGAGTCATTTTATCAAACCATTCTTTTTTATGTGCTTCAACATATCGTTTATAAGCATCATCTAAATTTCCTTTAGTTGCTTCAGACAGTGCTACTGCTTGAATAAGTGAAGCAAAAATTTTGTTACGATTAGGAACAACAGTTTCTTTCATGTTGTCTTGTTCGTAGTGTCCTTCAGGAACATCTTTACCACCTTCAACTAATGCTGAATTAAGTAGTTGTTGTAATCCATCTAATTTGATAATTTGATGTGTTACGTTTCCGTAGATGGGTTTACCACCACATCCACAGTTTCGATCATTAACATATTTAACTAATTCTTGAGCACGTTCGAGCTCAACACGATGTTTCTGTCCGTAATCAAATGAAAGACAAGTACATTCATACCCATTCGCTAATAAATGAAGTAATAAAGTACTTGAATCCATACCGCCAGAAAGACTAAGTACTGCTTGTTTCATATTAAAATATTCTATTTTAGTTTTCTTATTCTTGAGATTTAAAACTATCCTCCATCAATTGAGTATTGATTTCAGTATAATCATCTTCAAATATCTTTTTAGCCTCAAAGTATTCATCTAGGAATGCTTTAGTATATAACATGACAGGTCCAGTATATGTTTTTGTAGTTACATGACGTATGCTATATTCTGTTTTTCTAATTTTAGCGTATGCCGCTACTTGTTCTCCTAATTGGTTTCCAGCAGGATAACCTAAATAATCAAACAGTGATAATAGTTTTTCGGGCATAACTTTTAAATTTATTTACGTTAAATGTAATATCTTCTAACTTGTCTTCCAAGTTTATATTAAATAGATCTTCTATTTTAGTAGTTGGTTTATAGTTAATTCCATTGTCTCCATATCTAATACCTTCAGATCCTACAATAATTGGATTTGATGTATCAACTGATTTGATCCAATCAAACTCACTATAAGCCATTATTTCTTGTGGCAATGAACATCCAAGTAAATGGTGATATATATTTTTTTTAATAATATCTTTTTCAAATAATGCTCTAATCAATTCAATTCTGCCTAACATCTGAGCGTTTAGTGGGTTATGTTGTGGATAAAATTCAGTATAAGCAATACTTGAATGATTAAAAGCAATGTATTTATAACCTATATCAACTAAAGTTTGATATGTAGTAATTAGTTCACCTATTGTTTTACCTTGACATACTGCCATTAAATTAGTATCCTCAGGAAGATATATTGCACGATTAATCATCCAGTGTTTAGCATTTCGTAAAGTATTATTTGAATCATTCCATTCATCAGGTACAATGAATATATTTGGTTTTACAATCCACATTTTATTGAATAAATCTTGTTCAGTGTGTTTTACACCCTCAAATAATCCATTATCCATTATTATGAATCGTTTATCTAATCTAGCTTTTTGAAAGAATAAGCGGTATTGTTCGTATTTATCTATTAAATGGGGAAGACAATAGTCTCCGTCTGTCCATTTATATGCATGATGCATTAATCCTAGAGGTAACTCGTGAAAAATTTTCATTTATATTTCCATTTAAATTTATAAGCGTTTTGTCTTTTTCCTTTACAGCATTCGCTTATGGCACTGCTGTCTTTATCTTTTCCTAAATATAAGTTAGCTTCTTTGATAGAAGACCATTCTTTTATAAAGTTATTTTTTAAATCATATTGCAATATTGGTTTAGCATTTTTAGGATTTGGCTTACCTATTCTAGATAATGACATGTTACGAGCGAATTCTTCACCTCTACTTTTACCTTTCCAATGTGATTTAGCACGTTTTCCTTTATTAGCTTGACCCATTTTACTTATTAATTGTTTAGTCTCATCACTATGTGTTATCATCCCACCACCACCAGGATTTGAATTTAATCCATTATCCCAACTATTATAATATTTAATCCAGTATTGCTCTTTATGTCTTAATTCATCCTTAATACATT